GAGACAGCCATTGCTGACAAGATCAATGCTGAGTTGAAACCAACGACTACCACTGGTTTGCCTTGGTAATCTAAAAGCCAATAGTTCGAAAGGAGAACGACGATGGCGATTAAAGTAAACGGCACTACGGTCATTAATGACAGTAGAAGTCTAACCAACATTGCATCTGTTGATGCGGCAACTGTAGCAATCCTAAAAGGTGCAGGACTAGGTGGTTCCTCGTATGTCTTCAAGTCCGCAAACTACACTGCTAACTCAGGGGATGTCGTACTCGTTGATACTAGCGGAGGTGTATTTACCGTATCACTTCCTGCGAGTCCCAGCACAGGTGATGCCGTCACAGTCTTGGGGGTTCCTCCTTATACTTCGGAAGGTCTTATTGTTAGCGGTAATGGCAATCTTATCCTTGCAGCTGCAAGTTATACAAATGAGACTTCAAATACTATCCTTAACTTCTTCTTTAATGGGACAGTATGGACTGCTTCAAAAGGTGCTACAGAACCTCTTTTTGGGCCACGGGTCTTTTTACCTGACTGGAGTACCCCTGACCTGACTGTAACTACAAGTGGTGCACTTACGCTCGACCCAGACGTACCCGATAGTACGGCTTGTTGGGTGTACCTGTTGGGCGGCGGAGGTTGCGGGAACAATTCTGCTGTATATCAAGGTGGCTGGTCTTTTGGGGGATCAGGCGGAATGGCTTGCCTTTATTTCACCACTGTTGGTAACCTAAGAAATGCTACATGTGTTATTGGAGCAGGTCAAACCGTCTCAGGCAGCTGGACGGGCGGCTTTCCTACATCGACACAAATAACGCTAGAGAGCACAGAAGTAATATCATCAGGTTCAGTTGGCTCATTTATTTATGATTATAATAGTATGCCTGCTGTATTAGGGGGTGTCGTCCAAGATACTTACTTCAGTATCAACGATGCAGGTGCTCTAAGTAACATCTCTGGTTTGTCTTCCGATGCACTTGTTGGAGGTTCTGTAAGTAATACAGGTGCAGATGGAGGTACTCCTAACTGGATATTCGCTGCCTCTGAAGGGTATGGTGCTTATGCAGACAACAGCGGCGGGACCACAAGTGGTACGTCTGTTTTTGCGGGCGATGGTAATTCTAGCCACGGTACGGCAGGTACATACCCTGGAGGTGGCGGTGCAGGTAATCTTTCTGTCAATACTGCACTAGGGCATGGTGCTGATGGAAACATAAGAATCTACTACCAGCCTTAAGGGATAAGATACAATGACTAAGCTTTTCTGGAATACTACAACACACGAACCTATCGTAGTAGACGATGCTGCTTCCATAACTGACTTTGAGGGGTATACGGATGTAGAACCTCAGCCTGTACTAGATAGAGAGAAAGCAGAACAGGACTTTAGGGCGCTTAGGAGTAAGGTACTTGCTGCTACAGACAGTCTCGTTCTTCCTGATAGAAACCCTCCTGCTGAATTACTTGAGTTCAGACAATTCTTACGGGATGTACCCAACACACAGCCTAACTTTTCTGAGAGACTGGAGGGTGTTTCCGACTATGGCAATACTCTATTCCTTGACTTGGCAAAAAAAGGCCTACTATGAAAAAGAAGAAAGTCGCCATTATAGGTAGGGGGACAGCAGGCTGCATGGCGGCTGCATTCTTCAATAAACATACTTCTGCTGATGTTGAGTGGTACTTCGACTCTAACATCCGCCCTCAGGCTGTCGGAGAAGGCTCAAATCTGGTACTACCAAAGCGGTTGAATGAGTGTCTCAACTTTTCATACCGTGATATGCCTTTAATAGACGGTACTATAAAGACAGGTATCTATAAGGAAAACTGGGGGCAGGACCAAGCACCCTTTATGCACGACTTTCCTAGTCCTCACGTAGCTTTACACTTTAATGCCAATAAACTACAGGATTATGTGCACTCAAAGCTGTCGTCAGAAGTCTCTGTAATAGATAGGAATGTATCTTCTGGTGATGTGGATGCTGACTTTATCTTGGATTGCTCTGGCACACCAAAGGACTTTAGTGATTGCGTTAGCTCTGAGTATATACCTGTGAATGCGGCTTATGTAACACAGTGTTACTGGGATTACCCTAGATTTGACTATACCTTAACTATTGCACGCCCTTATGGTTGGGTATTTGGTATACCTTTGAAGAACCGTTGCTCCATAGGTTATCTCTATAACAGCAATATCAATACAGAAGAAGAGGTAGTAGAGGATGTACTTCAAGTCATGGAGCAGTATGGGCTGACGCCAAGCTCAGACACAAACAAACTATCCTTTAAGAACTACAGACGGTCAGATAACTTTAAGGGTAACGTAGCTTATAGCGGCAATGCATCTTTCTTCTTAGAGCCTATTGAAGCCACATCATTCAGTACATCTGATGCTGTAAATGTAGCAGCCTCACTTCACTGGTTTAATGGCACTTCAAAGGAACATGCTCAACTTCAGTATGACGCAATACTAGATGCAAATGAGAGTATTATTATGCTCCACTATGCAGCAGGGTCTAAGTTCAAGACTCCCTTCTGGGATTATGCCACTGAGAGGGGTAGACTTTGCATTGAGAATAGTTCAGATGCGTTTAAGTATATGCTTAGTAATATATCAAAGCCCACTGCCTCTCAGACATACACTGATGCCTTTACTTATCCTAGCCCGACCTACTTAGACTTCCATGCTACACACTCTGCTTGGTGGGAAGGTTCATTCGCACAGAATGTAGAAGGTCTTTTTGGAGGGTCTTATCCCAACGTACAGGCCCTGAAGGCCGCTTGAACCGTTATACATAGACTACAACCTCACAAGAAAGACGCAACCTTAATGGCAAGCATCCAAGAAATCAGAGAAGCTGCGGAGACAAGCTTGGTGACATTCATCAGGCTTGTTGCTCCTCAACGTGTTCTCGGAAGTTGTCACGAAGACGTATGTAAGTGGTGGACTCGGCAGGATGCTAAGTCTCACCAGCTTCTCCTGTTTCCTCGAGACCACGGTAAGTCTGCCCTTGTAGCTTACAGGGTTGCATGGGAGCTTACCAAGAACCCAACCCTACGTGTTCTGTATATCTCTGCTACATCTAACCTAGCACAGAAGCAGCTATCCTTTATCAAGAACATATTCGAGTCAGACATTCACCAGAAGTACTGGCCTGATCACCTCAACAAGGATGAGAGTAAACGTGAGAAGTGGACTACATCAGAGATTGCACTTGATCACCCAGACCGTAAGAAGGAAGCTATCCGTGACCCTTCAATCTTTACAGGTGGTCTTACTACGTCTCTCACAGGTATGCACTGCGATATTGCCGTACTAGATGACGTTGTTGTTTTTGAGAATGCTTACTCCAACGAGGGACGTAACAAGGTTAAGTCTCAGTACTCCCTTCTTTCGTCTATCGAAGGCAGCGAAGCACAGGAGTGGGTAGTGGGTACACGATACCACCCGAAGGACTTGTACTCTGATCTGATGGGTATGGAGGAAGACCTTTACTCGAAAGAGGGTGAGCTTGTAGGTAAAGAAAACATCTACGAGGTTATGGAACGGGCAGTAGAAGATAACGGTGATGGTACAGGTGAGTTCCTGTGGCCACGACAGTTGCGTAAAGACGGTAAGATGTTTGGCTTTGACATCCCTATCCTCGCCAAGAAACGTGGACAGTATCTGGACCGTGTTCAGTTTAGAGCACAGTACTACAATGACCCTACCGACCCTGACAGTCAACCTATTGCCTATGAGAAGTTCCAGTACTATGACAAGAAGCACCTCACCAGAGATGGTGGACAGTGGTTCTACAAGGGACGTAAGCTTAACGTCAGTGCCGCAGTTGACTTTGCCTACTCAGTAAGTAAACGGGCTGACTATACAGCTATCGTTGTAATTGGTGTTGACTCAGAGAACAACGTATTCGTACTAGACATCGACCGTTTTAAGACTGATAAGATTTCAGAGTACTTCCGTCACATCCTTGACCTTCTCAACCGTTGGGACTTTAGGAAGCTACGTGCTGAGTGTACAGCTGCTCAGTCTGCTATCGTTTCTGAACTCAAAGATAACTACATCAAACCTAACGGTCTTGCTCTTAAGATTGACGAGCACAGACCTAACAGACATCAAGGTTCCAAAGAAGAACGTATCGCTGCTATCCTTGAGCCTCGGTATGACAACTTGCAGATGTATCACTACCGTGGTGGTAACTGTCAGGTGCTGGAAGAGGAGCTTGTCTCTTACAACCCAGCGCATGATGACTGTAAAGACTGTCTTGCCGCAGCTGTTGAAGTAGCAGTTAAGCCAAGTTCTTCTGTACGTAAAAATAGAAGTCAAGATAATAATGTAGTATTTCACCCTAAATTTGGTGGTGTTGCATTTTAATTGTTGACATAAATATCACAGTGTGTTATTATTAACACATAAGCTAAGACTGGGAGTCAAAATGGCTGGTACTACTATTGACATTGAAAGCATGATTGACCCTCACAGCCTAGCTGTTGAGATTTCTAATCGTTGGTCTTCTTGGAACAACGCCCGTGCTGGTAAGATTAAAGAGTGGAAAGAGCTTCGTAACTACATCTATGCTACGGATACTCGGACCACCTCTAACAACAAACTTCCTTGGTCTAACTCAACAACTACTCCTAAGCTTACGCAGATTGCTGATAACCTTCACGCAAACTACTTTGCTGCTTTGTTTCCTCAGAAGCGGTGGTTCCGTTTTGAGGCAGAGGATGCTGACTCGGATACAAAGATCAAACGGTCTATCATCCAAACCTCAA